TCAAGTGCTGATAAAATAGCTACTCGATGCTTGTAATGACGTGCATAGCGAGGATTGAATCGAAGATATGGATAACATCTTAGTGTATCCAGATCCATAGAATCTATATATTTGTTTCCGGAATTCGGATTTTTGGTAACAGGTGTGGTTACCGACACGGTTTTTGTTGTTTTTACTAAATTCTTCATAGAGTATATAACGCACTTCACGTTGTGTGAGGCGGATGCTTAAGTTTGCCTGTAATAGAGCATTTTTTCTTCTCAAAATTACAAAGGGCGCATCGGCCCGGTCCCTGTGGGGACCTAGGGTTGTTGTTGCTCGTAAAGCTGAGCTGCTATCTCTTGGAAACTAGGATAAAGTTTTAAAATTACATTTAAATCTCTATCCGTAGCTTCAGATACACGATCTGCCATCAATTGACGACGAAGCATGTAATCCTCTTCTTCGAGATGGAAAAAGAGTTCCCGCAAAGCGGAAATAGATGAGTCAATTAATTGTTCATCAGCTGTAACATTGCGAGATGGCATAGTATAAGCTATAGATTTCATAATTGACTTTAATTCAAGGGGTGCTACCCAATGATTTAGATCTTCTCTAAAGATAAAAGTTCTCTTAAGAAAAGATGTTTCAGATAAAGGTAGGTATTTGGTCATTTCAGAACGCTTCTGAGCGTCAGTATAACCAATACCATACGCTACCTGGCAAACTGCCTGATAGGTTAAATTGTTAAAAGTTTCACAACCAACCTTCACTGAAGCTAAAAGATCATCACCATAAGTACGTGCCAAAACATATTGAAAAAAATGTTTAGGTTTGTACTTTATGGAGATATTCAATTCGGGATATTTCTGTTTGCCTAATCGCGTGTTAATCACAATAAAAGCATAAACAAGCATAATTAATCCACGCAATGAATTATCTTCAGCTGTGGCATACTTGCCAGAAGGTTGAAACGATGTAATTATCGCCAAAATACCTTCAATGAGAACTGTAGGATTCAAGTTATCAGAAGTAATTCCGAGTACCTGAGCTAAAGCTTCCACATTATAACCTAATTCTTCAACAATTTCATAAACTAAGGTATTAACACCCATACCAATTTCAGTCGGCATAGAAGTGTCAAAACCTTTATAATCTCCCTCCATCATATTTGGAGAAAAATTCTTAAAATCGTTTATTAAATCATCAACATCTGTAGAATGCATATTAATTCCAATAGATGTGGAAAAAATGTCACCATGTTCACACATTAGTGAATAAAAGGGCATTAAATACATTCTATTTAGAATAATTGATTCATATGAAGACATCGCAAAAACGCGTGTATCTCCATTCAAACATTTAGAAGTCGAACGAGGTTCATCTTTACATTGCGCTCCTAATATTGGATGAGCACAAATTCCCTCTTTGTATGCCATAGCTGCTGTTGCAACTTGAGAACGCACACTATAAAGGGGCATTAAAGCATCTTTTTTGAAAGGTAATTGCACTCTTTCAGTATGCTTCATTTTATTTCCATAAAATACACCACCAGACGTAGTGGGTTTTATAGAACGCATTGTATAATTTTCTGGACTGCCATTTACGGCATGTTCAAGATCTAAAGGAGAGAGTTTTGTAATACCTCTCTTCTTCAGTTCAGTGAGAATGTGATTTTTAATAACATCAATTGCTTGACGCATAATTATGGGATCTAGAGATTTTTTCTCTTTGCCCACTTTCTCAACAAAATTACCAATGCCTGATTTTACTTCACCTTGAGGGTTTCGTATCCGCCCCATAGGGGGTGCGGAAAACCAAGGAATTCCATCGGAATTCTTGGTTGATACTCCAGTTAGCTCTTCAGCAAATTTTGCGAGAGGAGTAGTTCTAACAGTGGATGGACTAGGTTTTTGAATAACATAGTTCTCAATACCACCAAGCACACGAAGTGAAGGAATTTCATGCCATGATAATGGACTTTTTTCACTTGGAGTTACTAAACCATTTTGGGCTATAGGTAATCGGCAAATGCCTTCAGATAAGACTGGAATAAATACAGAAGTTTTCTTCAATGTATTAATAGCTTTCGCTACTTGAAGAGAATTAAATATTATTCCATAAGATCTAGGATTGGTAGGAGAACCAGCTGAATGGATTGCTCCAATTACAGTTCTATTTTGGGATTGCACTAAAACTGCAGTCCCACAGCAACCAACCTCATGATCTGGCCACTCATATTGAGCGGCATATCGAATATTAAAAGGTTCTAAGTCATCATCTACTGAAATATTCATAGCTAAGGAGACGATCGTTTTATGACCGCCAACTGAAGCTCGAACTCCAGCTCTGTGGGGTTCTAATAAATATTCAGGTATATAGGCTCTAATGTCAGAAAACATTGAGCCATGTAGGCGAATCAAAATTAAGTCACCAGCAAGTGTTGTCATTTCTGTGGAAGTGACTGTACACATGCGATTACGAGTTGTACTTCCATTAAATGGAGAAACTCGTATAGACCAACTTTGCTTTTGAGCATTCATTTTTCGAAACGAATGTCTATTAGCAATAGCATAGTCACCACATATACCTAAGGCATATGTGCCAACACGTTCTTCACCAACAATTGTTAAATATCGTTGATTTTTCTGAACAGTGTTTTCGACTTTATAGGGTTCATTTAAAGTCTTCTCATTACTACTAACTAATGGAATAGGATCTAAATCATTAGACCATTGTTGAGCAGTACGAGGTCGGGGGACGCGACGGGGTTCAGCGCATCCTGTGTCTTTCTCAAGTTTTTCGAGAAAGATATCTCCATCTTCTTCAGGTAAATCATTTAACGGTGATGTTAAAATATTACCTTCAGAACTGAAGATAGCAGAAGTGGATTTCAAGGTTTTAACTATCAATATCAAAGCTGTCAAAGCTAAAATATAATTATAATACTTAAAACTAGGTTTTTGTTGAACTGTCTCAGTAGGAACAGTAAAACCTATAGTCATCTTCATAGTGTTATAAATATCATCCATAACAATTCTTTTATATTCGATACGAGAGCCGATAGCTCTCATAGTCCAAATTTTAAAAACTGTATTATTTGGAGACATAAATACTATAAATATACCTACTAAATAAAAACATATGATGAGTAAATGATAACTCAGCAATAACATTAAAAAAGTAAGATATAATAGTATATACATAAACTTATGAGTGTATAAATGACACTCCGTAATGTGAACCTCAGGAGGAGGTACATCCGGAATTTTGAAATCACTAGGGAACCAAGCATCTTCTACTTTAGATTCCGCTCTTGGCGCAAGGTATGAACTAATGTCCATTTCCTTAATATTTGCCATACGAGCTTCTTCG